AGCAATACCCCACTTCCTTTACTGTTTTCTGCATAAATATCTATAGTTACTTCAATATTCTGATAAACCACCTTTTTATCCATTGAATAAATTGGTGAGTTACCTGTAACCTCATATATGTAACAGGGCATATCCCTCGTTACACCTGACTGCATTTGATAAGCAGATCCTATACTACTCAATATTGTATATATTTCGCTTTTAGGTTCTTTCATCAAATCTGTACTTAAATTATTTAGTAACTATCTCTACCTCAATACTACTCCTTAATTCTCCTGTATCCACAGGTGCGAGTATTAAAGCACTTTCTTTTATCTTGTTTGCTACTTTCTTTATGTACGGAGTTAGTGCTATTACGCCAGTAGCTTTTATACCTTTCTTAATGTATTTTGCAAACTCTTCCTCTAATCGGAATCTGTTTCTATTAAGAGCATTAAGCATATACCACTTCCCCACTACAAAACTAAAAGAGCCATCCTTTCTCCTAACTCGGAATCCAAATTCTTGATGAGTAGGATATTTCTCTTCAAGGGTAGGAACTATTGTTGCTACAACTGAGTCCTCTATTTGACCCATATTTTCAAACCTACTTATACACTTATCTAAATTTACAGTGTACGCTCCCATTTGATTCCCGTTATTAAATTATGTGAATCGTAAGGTATAGCTCCAGTAACTCGGTACTCTATACTATCGTATTCAAGGACATTCCCAACACTTACTGTTTCTCCAGTTGTTAATATAATATCTATCTGTTCCTCTAAACCGAAAGCTTCTTGAACTTGTGCAAGATTATCAAATCTTACATTAGCCATAAAAGTTGATTCAGTTGTTCCTGATTGAACTTGTACAAAACCCTCATCGTCAGTAACCTCTGTATAATTGAGTAACTTAACACTCTTATCATAAAAAGTACTAGCAACTTCAGTTTTAAAACTATCAGGTATTTGCAACTATAGTTGGAATCCTAAACTTATTTAACAACTTTGTTATAGAGGAGAAAATTTCCGAATCATCCTTTGAAGATAAGTAACTAACCATAGTATCCCTATATACGACTTCCTGACCGTTATCTTTTATACTTGCAACAGAAGTGGCATCACTATCAACATTTTCTTCTACTGTTTTATGACTCCCAACTACGATCCTTGCTAAAGGTCTTTCAACCTCAGTAGGTATAGGTAGTATGGGTTGATCCGTCCCAGTAATGTCTCTAGTGTAATCACCTTTGTAGTAATTGGGTACTCCTAAGAGAAATCTCTCATAACCTGCAACTAATTGTTGTCGGTTGGTATAAACCAAAGCCCTGTCTACTACTTCCTCTATTATAAAGTCCAGATAACTATTATCAGTCATACCAGAATCTATTACCATTACATATCCCTTAATTCTTGCGACAATATCGTCCATTATATTCTCCTCTAAACTAAACTATCTTTAAGCAGATACTGCACTTAATGTAGCCCACTTGATTAGGTCACTCATTACTGCTCGTGTTCCGTATGAGTAATATAACTCAATAGCAAGTGAATTGCTAAGAGGTATTCTTTCTACTTCATAAGGTTGTGCAACTACTGGTTGAGCAACTGAGCCCACTACCATACATATTGCATCTTTAGTTTGTCTTGTATTAGAGAAAATTCTAACATCGTGGAAGATCTTTGAATCTACTCCTCCATTTACTGGATTTGGTAAAGAATCAACATAGTTCCTTAGTTCGCCATAAACTGCTGGGCTTACTGTTAGAGCTAACATATCTCTGTCCACACCATCTACATTATCGTTCTCTGTCGTTTCTACAGATTGAATGAGTTCTTCAATTTGATCCTCTATAGTAGAAGATGTAATTGTTTCCTCTGTTCCCTCTGCTTCTGCTTCTGTGAAGAAAGCTGTGTCAAGTTCTCTTATCATAGCTAATTGGTGATTCCTTCTTCTCTTCGTAAGAATATCTCCTATGCCATAAAATTGAATATCTTTCCACTCTACTTCTTCTACAATCTCCTTGTCTTGATCTAAGTTAATAGTAACTCCATTGTTACTTACATCATCTCCTACTCCTGCTGTTCTTGCAGTACCGTATGCTTGAGATGCTGAAGTCATCAATCTTCTTACTTCAACAGAACCACTCTCTGGATCACCAGAAAGATTTACATTCTTAATCTGACTTGAGATTGCACTTTTTTGAATCATATCAATAACTTCTGAGTATGACTCTATTAACTCATCTTCTGTAACTCCATCTGAGATGAAGATACTTAGTGCATCTTGTTTTGCCATTATCTTTATATATCTAAATTATCTAATGCGTTTTTAAAACGCTGTTGTAACTTTCTTTTTAGTTTTTCCTTTAGAATTTTTAGTAATGTCTTTAGGGGCTGTACCTTTTAATTGTTCTGCTACTGATTTAGCAACCGATTCGTTGTATGACTCTGAGAACTCTTTAGCGTTCTTTAGGGTCTCCTTCTTATCTTCACTAATAACATAGTCAACTAAATTTGTAGGTACTTTGGATTCTGAGAATACCTCAAGTGCTTCTAATCGGTTTTCCCTTATAGAAATACTTTTATCTCTCTCATCTGTATCCCTTTTACTTTGTTCTGCCAATTCTTTCTCCTTCTCCTCTGCTGATAACTTTGCTAATCGCTCGGTCTCAGTTTTAATCTCTTTGATCTTCTCATTGTTCTCCTTGCGTTCTCTTGAGAGTCGCTCTTTAAGAGCTTTGTCAAATTGACCTTGAGTTAAAGTTTTTTCCTCCTTATTGCCCTCATCTTTAGGTGATGTTGGAGTATCTTCACCTTGAGTACCCTTCACTTTGTCTTTGTTGTCTGCCATTTAAAGCATCCTACTTAATTTAATCCGTATGTTGAGTTTCCTCAACCCCCCGTCGGGTATATATATATATATTACCATAAATCCTAAACTTCGCAAATCAACCCTGTTCTCAATTATTTACCTTTGTGTTAATACTATGTTAACTCCTTCTGATTTTTCTAAGTCAATCTCGTTTTCTCTTTGACTTAAGGTTATCGTATTCTCTCTTTTACTCAAAGTTATATTGAATCCTCTTTGACTTAAGGTAACAATAACTTCTCTGTGGTCTAAACTTATATTTATAGTTTCAACTGGAGGTCTAGGTTGTCCTGAAATATAGAGTTTTCTATCAGAGAAAGTCAGTATTCTTCCTTGTATATAAAGAGCTCTCTCTATTGAACTAGTTTCTTTACCTTTCATATAAAGATATCTATCAATCTGACTGCGATTTATTCCTTCTATATACAGATTCCTGTCTGACGATCCAAATAATCTTCCTTCTATATATAGAGTCCTTTCCACATAGATTTCAATCTCTCCTTCTATATACAGATTCCTATCTAGTGTTCCTCCTAACTTACCTTCTGTATACAGAGACCTATCGCTACTATTTATTAACTTACCCTTTATGTATAGATTTCTATCTGAGAATTTTGTATCTATTCCTGAGAGATAAAGGTTTCTATCTGTACCTGAAAGAACCTTACCCTCTATATATAAATTCCTATCTACGGAGTCAGAACTCTTTCCCTTTATGTAGAGATTTGCGTCTAAATGATTACTTTGAGTACCCTCTATGTATAGACTTCTATCTGAATAATGATACATCTCACCTTCTATATACAAGTTTCTATCCAAAGATGAAACACCCCCCCCACTAATCCTAAGAGTTCTTTCTACAGAAGAAGTATCCTTTCCTTGAATATACAAGCTCCTATCTAATTCACTAGAGTCTTTACCCTCAATGTATAGTCCAAAATTACCTAAACCTGCTATTTTCCCCTGTATATAGAGGTTCCTAGTGACGCTAAGGACTCCACCCCCACTAATTCTGAGGGTTCTCTCAACAAAAGAAGTATCTTTACCTTTAATATATAGGTTTCTAGTAGATTCGCTTGTTAATTTACCCTGAATATATAAACTCCTATCATTAAAGGTAGTCTCAATACCTGAGAGATATAGATTTCTATCTACAGAACTTAATACCTTTCCTTCTATGTATAAATTCCTATCTACTGAAGAAGTGTTCTTACCTTGGATATACAAACTTCTCTCTGAGTAGAGAACTCCACCTCCACATATATACAAATTCCTCTCGTTGTAATTGGTATCTTTACCCCAAATGTATAATCCTCTATTAGAACTAGAAGTAGCTTTACCTTTTATGTATAAATTTCTATCTAAGTAGTTAGCCACCTTTCCTTCTATATACAAATTCCTATCTGTACTTATTACTCCTCCACCAGATATCCTTAGATTTCTATCAATAGAACTAGCTATTTTACCTTGGATATATAAGTTTCTATCTAAGGAATTGAGTATCTTTCCTTGTGTATATAAGTTTCTATCCACGGAAGAAATACTTTTACCTTGTATGTACAAACTTCTATCAGAGTAAACGACTCCTCCTCCTGATATATATAAGGTTCTCTCATTGTAACTAGTATCCTTACCCCAAATGTATAACCCTCTATTAGAGCTATCAGTAGCTTTACCTTTTATGTATAAATTTCTATCTAAGTAGTTAGCTATCTTTCCTTCTATATACAAATTCCTATCTACACTTATTACACCCCCACCAGAAATTCTTAAGTTCCTATCAACAAAACT